TTCCTGTGTTTTTAGTCGGGTTTCCCCGTTATGATCTTCCGACGACTGTTCGATACATGTGTCGCCAGCTTCAGCGTTTAGGCTACATAGTGAATCTCATAGGTCCTCTTGATATAAAGGTTTGGTGGAAGAAACCACCCGCCCACCAGATGCTTCCAGAAGAGGTTGAGGAAGTGGAACTCCCAAGCCTCGTCAATTTACAAAAGATGGCGAGTAAGTTAAGGAAGAAGTAATTTTAGTTTAAAAATGGAAATTACTGAACAAATGGCATGTCCGTGCCGTCCGGGATTTATTTACAAAGATATGAAACTTCATAAAAAATCAAAAATGCACAAAGCGTGGGAATCTACCCAGGAAGTCAAAGATGTCCGTATAAAATCTAAACAATTTGAGAATGAAATTGCACGACTCAAAAAGAGACTCGAACATAAGGAGGCGATTGAAACTGAACTTTTATTGCGTATCCATCAGCTCGAATATGAAGTTGAATATTGGAAAAATGCATGCAACGGTGTATATGTAAATTAGGTCTCAATTACAAATTTCTTTTCACGATTTAGTAGACGCGTCGTGCGCGTCTTGGCAGACCGAAGACGATCACACTCTTCAGCCGCCTCTTCCATCTCGAGTTCGACACGATATGGAGTCATAAGCTGACGAAGCTCGTCGGCGCGAGTCTTGGCAACTCGAACCTTTGGGGGATTTTTCTGATAATTTTTCCATGTTTCTTTGCAATACTTGTACTTCTCAAGGCATCTCTCAAGATTTTCCTTGATACGCACGAGATCCTCTTCAAGTTCAACCATTTTTTCGTCATGTAGCTGTTGTTTCTCCTCGTTACTCAAATAATCATACTGAGACAAGGCGGCGCCGATATGTTCATAGCACGCCTCACGGAGAGCTGCCGCCGTCCCGGGGCACTCATCTCGGATCATATCGAGTTCACGATGCGCCTCACCCTCGAAGTAGTCTAGGACCGACTGGCGCGCCGAAGGCCACTCAGGGTAGTCCTCATAGTCTGAAGCCCTGGAACGCCAATTGCATCCGTCAGCGCAGTACACGTAATCATTAGCATCAAGAGCAAAGCAAATCCCCCAGCCCATTGAATAGAATACGCGTTCACCTTTTAACTAGGGTTCTTAGAATAAAAAAGAAGGAAATAATATGACGAACAACTCTCCACGATATGGTCCGATCGGATACGGAAATAACAAAATGCCCAGATGGATGAAACTTATTTTTGAAAGCTCGAAAAGTCTATCTCCACTGAGATCTCACCCCTTGAGTTCTCCGTCCATCAGGGTGAACAGACGGCGTGTGCGGAGAGTCAAAGCTAAATAAGTCCTTGTATCTTATTAACAATGGAACTCATCAACGAATCCGAGCGTCGGTTTACCAAAAAACTGTGTGATTCAATGACGCCTGCCATGATCGAGACGTTTTGGGAGATTTGGCTCGAGGCTCAGAAGGAGGCAAAGGGGAAGAACACGGTCCAGGTGTTCCAGCAGCTCCTCCGTGACGTCAAGACCTGGAATTCTTCAATTTCAAACAAGAATACAGAGGCTATCGTCAAGAATAATCCCATGTTCCCCAAGCTACTCGCCGCCGTCTTTGTGATTCATGTCAAGATTCTGAGCGCAATTCGCACTGATAAAAAGTCGAAGAAGATTTCAATAAAGCTCCCAGCCAATGACGTGTTTGTCCAGCGTGTCTATGAGGCGTGCGCCAAGGATATTTACGAGGACCCAGATATTATCGTAAACAAGAACCACGGGGATGAACACAGAAAGAAAGAGCTTCACAAGCGTTTCGTCCATCACATATGTGAAATTATCGAACAACTTGTGCCCATGGCTGAAATCCTGGACACGTACCTGAGTATGCCAACAGGCGACGAGGGTATGAATTTTGACGAGGAGGACGAGGAGGAGGAGGTTGGAGAACTCGACGCCCCGGGTGAGGAGATGCCCGCCGTAGATCCCGTCGAGGGACTCCCGACAAACAACATGCAATTTGGACAAACCCCAGGAGGAAGTGAGACTGTGACTGTGAACAACTCACTGACCCCACCTTCCGTCATGGGCGGTACGCCAGCACCTGTTCAGGACCAGAACCTGTTTGACGACGCCCCAGATGATTTGGATGTGAAGAAAATCCCTTAAAACTAATGTTTTACTTTATTAGAATATGGATCAGTACTTCCAAGAGCCGACCAGTGCCGCAATCATAGCAGCAGCCGTCACCGTGGGATACGTATTTATTCGTTCCAAAATGAATGGAGAGCAAAAAATTAAAAATTCAGAATATTTCAAGCCGGCTTTTCTTGTCGGTCTATTGGTTTATTTCATCGTGAGCCAAGGACAGGGATCTCATGGACAGGTGACAAAGGAACCTTTTTAGAGTTAAAGAATTAAATAATATTAAAGTGATGGCGTCGTACTCTGCATTCAATGAAATGTACACCCAGTTTCTCGGTGAGCTTGCTCAGACCTTCCCCGAGGAGCCTGCGATTGCAAAGGCGCTCAAGAAGCACAAGGATGAGAAAACTTATAAAAAGGTGATGAACAAGCTGACTCCATGGGCTCAGCAGATTATGGAGAAGGACTCCAAGTTTTTTTGCGAAGAGAATGAGTTTGTTGAGAATCTGAATCTGCATGAGATTTGGAAGAAGGATGACGTGTCAGACACGACGCGTCAGGCGATCTGGCAGTACCTGAGTTCCCTGTATGGCTTTGGTGTGACGCTCCAAATGATCCCACCCCAGTTTATGAATATCATCGAGTCTGAGGCTGAGAATTGCGCCAAGGGACTCAAGGAGTCTGGCGGTGAGCTCAACGAGGCGAACATCATGGCTGCAGCTCAGAACATGATGAGCAAGCTCATGGCGGGCGGGGGATTTCCAGGACTTCCAGGTGCACCTCCCCAGCGAAAGGCGACCAAGAAGGACTTTATGGCACTGGACTAGAGACGAGTCGACGGAAACTGAAAGTTCCCTGGACTCAGATCCCAGGGACTAAAAACAAATCTCACTAAATTACAGCATGGATCCAAAAGAGATTTTCAAAACGAGCGAGCTTTTAAATTTTTGGCCGACCGCCTCCCAGACGGCTCGCGAGCGCGTCGCGTCCACGACCCGTTTCATCCTGTACGCCACTTGTATCATTTATATCATTAACCGCGATGTACGTGTTTTTGCCCTTGGTATTCTTGCACTCGCGATACTGTATTATCTCATGACCATGAATATGATTTCCGATGGAAAATTGCGCCCATCCTCTACAGACGGTCGCGTTCCCGGTCCTCTTCGCGGCGAGGTGACCCTGCCTACACTCAACAATTCCATGGGCAACGTCCTTCTGAGCGATTACGTGGACAATCCAGACCGACCAGCAGCAGCATGGTACCCAAGCATGCGCGCAGAGGTTCAAACCACGTGGAGTCAGATTCACCCATTCGAGCGTCAGCGCGATGCTGAGCGCAACTTCTACACCATGCCTTCGTCTACGATTCCAAATGACCAAGCAGCATTTGCATACGGTGCATACGGCAAGCCCTTCGCGCCAAAGTGTCACGACCAGGGCGGCGCCGCTTGCGACCCAGATCGGTTCTACTCTGCCTTCCCAGAGAGACCTCAAATGCGCGCAGGAAACGGGAGATAGATAAAAATATAGACAAGTATTAATAAAATGCCAACTCTGGACAATAGCCACAACATCCTCCAGAAGGATGTTTGGATTGGTCCCGCCCAAGTTGTTTTGGCAGACAAGACTGATGTCGAGAGCATGCTTCGTGCGCGGGGAACCTCCGCCTGGAAAAGTGGCTGGTCCGAGAAGCCATACGACTTCCCTAATACCTACGTGAATCTGCCTCTGCGCGTGCTCATGTGGAATCCAATTACCACGTTTGGCGACATTCAAAATGAGCGATTCGACCAGCGTTATAACACCAAAAAGCCAAAAACATTCAGCCGCTAAAAAAGATATCTTATTAATAATAATGGATCCACTGGCCATTGCCGCCGTGGTCGGTCTTGTGTTTGCCGGAAAGCGACTTGCAGATGGGCGTGAAGAAAACACCCAGACAGGTCGCAAACCTTTACCTGCAACCACGAAACCCCTTACTCGCCGGGATATAGATTTGATGGGGAATAGCCGGGATCATTCCAAGGATTATGCCGACTTTATGAACACGACCCCAGACGTCGGTCGGCGTGTCGGAGATTGGCGTCTCCAGCCCAAGGAGGCTGTTCCAAATTTGCAGGATATGACGCAAACAAATGGTCGGTTTCCATTTGGTCAGCCTGTCTATGACATGTACAACCGTCAATATGTTACAAACAAGATGAACAACGTGAGCCCTCTTGAGGCGCCCAATCCAGTGGGACCAGGTCTGGGCGTCGGACCCAACGTCAAGGCGGCGGGTGGTTTCCACGATTACTTCCGTGCTCTTCCAAACAATATTAACGAGGAGAAGCTCACTACAATTGAGGGTCGCCCAGGACCACCCAGCGCCATCGTGCCGAGTGGCGGCGCCGGTGGAATGGGTGAAATTACACACAACGCTTCGCAATCAAAGACGGTGTACCGCGCACCAGGTGCTTTTGGCGGTGGCGGTGCTCAGGGTGCTATGGTCGCCCCAGAAGGGCGCCCTGATAATCTAAAGACCCGTAAAACGACTCGCCGTCAAGAGTCCGGGCTTCGCACAGACACTCTTTCCGAGGGTCCTCCAAGCTATTTCGTGCAGCAGCCATACGCCGGAGGTAAAACTTCTTATACTGATAAGACGCTCACTCGCGCAAGCGGGGATCGTTCCAAGCCAGACCGTGCAGGAAACGGTGGTCGTATGAACGTTCGCAACGACCCAGTGAACCAGGTGGGCGCAGCAACCCAGCTCCGTCCAGAGGCTGAAATTCTCCCAGTGCCTCCCATGGGTCCCACCGGAGTCAATCAGGGACGTGGCACCTTGCCTCCTCAATACGACGATCCACTCAACGAGCAAAAGTCAAACCCCAATCCACGTGCATCTCCCAGCTTTTTGGACATTGCTATTCAGCAGCTTGAAAAGAATCCATTGGCGTATTCCCTGGCACGCCCTCCTCAAGTGACCGTCAATTGTTGATTAAACCCGTGTCAAGTCCATTAAAAAAATATAGATAGAAAGTAAATGTCTGGAGGTGTCGTTCAACTCGTAGCAGTCGGACCTCAGGACGCTTGGTTGACAGGCAAGCCTGAGGTGTCTTTCTACCGGTCGAATTACAAACGTTATACTCATTACTCAAGCTCTGTGGAGCGTCAGGTTATTCAGGGCGCCCCCATTGCCAACGGCATTTCCACTATCCGTTTCGAGAAGAAGGGTGATCTGCTCAGCTACGTGTACCTGACTGCCCGTGACAGCAACGGCGCAGGCATCGTGGGTCTGGACTGGTCCAAGGTGATTGACAAGGTGGAGCTGATGATCGGCGGTCAGATTGTGGATACCCATGATTTCGAGTACATGTCCGACATTGAGCCAATCGTGGGCGCTCGCACCTATTCCGAGCGTTACCTGAACTCGGACAGCACAACCCTGAACAACCAGAAGGCTTCATTCTTCCCCCTCAAGTTTTTCTTCTGCAAGGAGTGGTCAGTGGCTCTGCCCCTGATTGGTCTGCAGTTCCACGACGTGGAGCTGCGCATCACCTGGTCTCCCTACCTGACCCAGAACATCACCATCGGTCCCACCACCTACCCAGTCCTGAGCACACCCAACGGATCCATCAATGTTTTCAGCGTGACCCAGGGAAGCTTGGCGTGGTCCAACGTAGCTAACTTGGTCGTGTCCCAGACCACCGGTCCCATATTCCCAGGTATGCTTCTGGCATCAGCCACCTCGAACCTGCAGGCGAACGTGGTGGTCGTGCAGGGTTTCTCTGCCAACGCAGTGGCTTCTTCTTCCAATATCGCTTGGTCGAACATTATGATCGCCGGCTCCAACACCGGTGTTATCAATGCCGCCGCCATCTTCAGCAGCTCTGTCGGCGGCGCACTGAAAGCCTATGCACCAGTTGTTTCAGGTGAGATTCCTACTGCAATTGCAGCCGGTACTACAGCATCCACCACAAAGAGCATCACTCTGACCGAAATTGCAAGCTTCAACGGGGCTGGTTCCATCGAGGTTGGTCAGTATGTGGCGGGTTTGCCTTGGGCTGGACCAGTCTACGTGTCAAGCACGTCTAACATCGCAAACAGCAACGTGACAGTGACCTACCCCTCTCAGCGAACTGGTCCAGTTCTGGCTGCCACAACCATCTCCTTCTTCACAGGCACTTCAAACACCACCACCAACTATTCTCAGGTGCAGTACCAGGCATGGTCCAATTTCGTGTACCTGGATCAGTCCGAGCGTGACTGGTTCGCCAAGGAGAAGCAGGATCTGCTGATCACCCAGGTGCAGCGCATCGTCATGGGCACCAACCCCGTCCAGGAGCTTGCACTGGCTCAGCCAGTTAAGTTCATCGCCTTCCCCTGTGTGAACTATAACCAGATTTTCGCCAACGGTGCAGGCTCGGAGACCGCTGCCAACTACCAGCTCAAGACGCAGGTGAACGGCGTGGACGTGGGCGATTCCCGCCACATGTACCACTGGGTGGATGTTCCCCAGTACTACAACACCCCTTGGGGCTACGTGCACAACAACGCCACCGCAAACGTGGCAATCATTTCTTACTGCCTGGACACCTCCAAGCTCCAGCCCACCGGTACCCTCAACTTCTCCCGTCTCGACAATTTCCGCCTGGTTGTGCCTTCGACCCTGACCAACGGTATCCAGGGTCTGGCAAGCACCAGCATCAACTACCCCACCCAGTACCTGTACGCAGTCAACTACAACGTGTTCCGCATCCAAAATGGACTCGGTTCTTTGCTTTATGCCAACTGAATTTTTTTCTGCATAAAGAATAGACACCAGGTTATAGTATGGAAGCTCTTAAAAAGTGTGGGTCTTGTGAACGCAGTCCTCAGAAACTTGATCAATTTCTCGACAAATTTGGTAGAGATTGTTCGACTTGTATCAAATGTCGAGTAAGAACCCAGAGAAATAGAAAACCAAGAATTCATAAAAAATGTCAAAATTGTGATAAACAGCCGTGTTTTAATTTACCTGGTAATACTGAAGGTATAAGATGTGTAGAACACAAAGAAGAAGGAATGATTAATGTAATTCAGAAGAACTGTGATCACGAGGGATGCATAAAGCAACCCTGCTACAATTTACCAACCGAACACTTTGGTAAATTCTGTGCAACACATAAAACCAATGATATGGTGAATGTCCGTGAACGTCGGTGTGATCATGATGAATGTATCAAGAAACCTTTTTATAATTTACCATCTGAAACCAAAGGACGTTTCTGTAAGGAGCACAAAGAAGATGGTATGATTGATGTTCTAAGTGAATCCTGTCAATACGAAGAATGTAATAAAAGGGCAACTTTTAATCACACGGGACAAAAGGCTAAATTTTGCGCAACTCACAAAGAGGATGGAATGATTGATGTTAAGACAACTCGATGTGGATATATTGAGTGTATGACTGTACCGGTATTCAACATTCCAGGGGCGAAAAGAGGGCTTTTCTGTTTAGAGCATAGGGAACCAGGAATGGAAGATGTTAAGAACAAAAGATGTAAAACCCATCTATGTAGTATTATTTTAGCTGGTTCAACAAAAGATTACTGTGCCCGTTGTTTTGCCTATATGTTCCCAGACGAAAAGAGGGGATACTTTAAAACTCGTGAAATGAAACTCAAAGAGTATTTAGAATCACATTATACCGATAAGACCATCAGTCACGACAAGCGAGTAGAGTGTCATCTTTACCGTCCTGATTTCGTGTTTGATATGGGAAATCACACTATTGTTATTGAAATTGATGAGAACCAGCACAGGTCATATGACACTTCATGTGATAATAAACGTCTTATGAGTATATTCCAAGGACTTGGTTCTCGACCAATGGTAATGATTCGATTCAACCCAGACAAATACGACTCTATTCCAGGCTGTTTCAAAAAGGATGGTCAACTTTCAGGGAATGGAAAAGAATGGAAATTACGTACAGAAATTCTCAGGAAGAGGATTGACCATTGGGTATGTACCCAGCCCGACCGTGAAATAACAGTGGAGCATCTTTTCTTCGATACCATCAGGTGAAATGCACTTGCTCGTGTGGGCGTTCATCGCTTGTATCGTATTTTTGATAACTTATAACCCACGTACGGGAAGACTCGGAAAATTTTTTACTAACCAAGAATTAGTAGAGGACAATGACCAGAGAACGACACAAAGCGATAGCGATCCCAGTATCTCACGTGAATGACATACCTCACTTCCTTGTAGTCCACGACAGGCGCTACAAAGAATGGACCTTCGTAACAGGCGGATGCCGCCGTCGAGAAATTTATAACCCACTCCGATGTGCGGTTCGAGAACTCGAAGAAGAAACCCGTGGTATGATCAATTTAAAACGTGGCTCATACGCCTATTTTAAATTTATCACAAACACACCCGAACCTCGCGACATTGAGGACGGGGTAGATGTTATAAACCATTATCATGTGTATGTCTTTGACATGCCCATGACTTCAATAGAGCATAGACACATAGTGAAGCGATTCACGGAAGAAAAGGAGAAAATGGAGGGAAATCAGGTTCCTTTTCGCAAAAATTATGATGAGAATGACGACTGTAAATTTGCAAGTCTTGACACCATATCCCAATATCAGAACCTGTGGCCTATGATTCGTCAGCACGTTATCAGAAACCCAGAGTTTCAACAGGCAATCGCAGCAACCAACAAGACTCCGTTCAATTTGCGTGGTTAAAATATTTTAGATTTAATAGATGACTCGATCAAAAATTGATCTCGCTACACATCTGCTCAAGCTGTGTAACGACACCACGACGAAACCAGAGGACCTTGCAAAGGTGATGACACTCCGTAAACTTCACTATGAGATTGAAAAGGCTGAAGCCGATCTCGAGGAAATTGAAAATCAAATTAAGCAGGCGAAGGAAACTCCCGCACAAAAGAAACCTAAATCATTTTGGGCATTTTTAACAATGGATTCGTCTGATGAGGAGTAACAAGTGTTTACACTATGTAACCATGCTCATTTTCATAATGAATTCGCCATGCAACGCCCGTAACAAGTGTACCCGCAGCAACACCTAATAGGAACTCTATCACCATATATAATTTAACTTCTAAACCTTTAGGTCATTCTCACTTAGAGTAAAAACTCGTAATA